ATCAGAACCCAAGTAATGCAAGACAACCTAATACGTATCAACATAGGTCACCATTCACTTATCAGAATCCAAGTAATGCTAGACAACCTAACACTTATAGTTACAGGTCTCCATTCACTTACAGAAGTCCTGTAAATGCTCAAGAACCTAATATAAGAAACAAACAGTCACCATTTACATATGACGCAAGGTATCCTGCGAATGCTCAGTCACCTAGTAATAAACAGTCACCTTTCACATATAGTGCAAGGTATCCTGCGAATATTAGACAACCAGTTCCAGCAAGAAACCCATTCACATATAGGGTTCCATATATTGCTAATGCTAGACAACCAGTTCCAGCAAGGAACCCGTTCACATATCGTGTGCCTTATATTGCGAATGCGAGACAACCCGTTCCTGCTAGGAACCCATTCTCGTATCAACATAGACAACCAGTCGTATACTTCTATGGTTTCCAAGGTGGTGGATTCCCAAGTGGTAACACTAAAAACGTTATGGAATTTTAATAACAATTTAAAAAATCTAAAAGGGACTTTCGAGTCCCTTTTTTTGTACCTAAATATTGTGTATGAAACATTTGAAATACTTTACAGAACTGCAAGAACACATTAAACCCGAGGATTGGAATTTAAAAGAATTACCAATTCATGAACTCCACCAAAGAGAATCATATCACTTGGGTAGTTTCCAAGACCTTGATTATATCAACAAGGATTCAGAAGAATACAAAATGTTCAAATATGTCTTTGAGAACATTATACCACCCACAAAAATTATTAAGTGGGGAGATATCTTGGAACAACGTAAGAACAAATCATTTATAGGATTCCAAGGAACTGCATTGGAAGCTATGCATTATCTCAAATATCTACCACACTTATACACTTGGCAAGAAAGAGAGGGTAGACAAGTAGGTCAAATGGATTCAAGAGACCTTCAAGATAATTTTGTAGATATAAGAGACTATACAGAATTAACCGAAGAACAGAAAACGGAAGACCATGTAGAAATCTCTCTAAACTCTATGTATTACCATAGTGCAAAGGCACACTGGTTAGTTCAAAGTATACAAGAAGAAGGTTTACGACACCCAATTCAAGGAACAACATTTAAAGTTGATGATAGATTTGGTTTTAGAATTCACCCAGGCTCTATTAGGTCAAAAGTATTTGAAGAATTAGAAGACCCAAACTTTGAAATATACTGTACGGATTTATGGGATATATTTGATTCTGAACCTTTGACTTGTGATGAAGCACTGGAGTATTGGAATCAAAAATTAAAGGCAAGAAATGATTTAGTTAAACATAGAGGAATGTCCGTAACATTCTGTACTGGTAATATAGAATACAATCATGACTTAATGGAGTTAGGTTTTAGAAAAGAAGTTTATAAACATAGTAGAAAGGCGTCCTTACAATCAAAAGGTAAACCACTAAACATTTACATTGGATATGATAGTACCCACGGAGACCTTGCAGATATAAATGAATCTTCAATACTTGATACACTTCAAGTAGGAAGAGGACACATGATTGAACAAACACATTGGATACCTGAAATCAAATTGCTTGACATTTCAAAACTTCCCGATTATAATAGAGAATATGCAAACCAGTCTACTGAATTTACATACAGTAGATTTTTAATTCCATACTTAGAAAATTTTGAAGGTTATAGTATCTTCATGGACAATGATTTCATATGGAGAAAGTCACCACTACCTTTATTCTATTACTTGAATTTAGACGATGCAGTTGCATGTATTCAATATCAACAGATTGAACATGATACAACTAAATTTAATGGTGAGGTTAATATAGATTATCCTAAAAAACTATGGTCAAGTCTTATGGTGTTTAATAATGGTCATGAAGACTGTAAGAAGTTAACACCCGAAGTAGTAAATACTTGGACTGGAAAACAATTACACCAGTTTGAATGGACGGATAAGATTAGTAAAATACCCGAAAAGTATGTCTTTACGGAGGGGTATGACAACCCTGATGAGAAATGGGATTATCATGGTATTCACTACACAAGAGGAGGCCCATGGGTAAAAGACATGGATTACTCCAACATAAATAACTTAGATGATTGGTTAAAAGCAAAAAATAGCTTGCAAAAGAAGAACCAATAGTGTATAATGAAGAGAGGTAACAAATAATGAATGCACTGATATATACAGAAGATTGTAAACTTATAATAAGAAAACCCAACGGATTGGAATGGGAATACGAGAATACCGATAAACCCGATTTAGGATTTGACTTTGACGTTCTTATCTATCAAGATATAGAAGTAAAGGTACTTAAGTGGGAAGAAGGAAAGTCTTTCGAAGAACAAGAAAAAACTGCTTTGGAGGGTTCCGATAAAGATTCAATTGAATTGTATATTGAAAATGCAGAACCACCTTTAGGATACAGTTTAAATAAACAGTTTATCAGACAATTAGAAGAAATAACTCTTGACTATGTAGTTCAAACTTCACAACAATATGGTATGTATGATTTAATGTATGCAAGTATTGCTGGGAGAGAGGGTTCAAATCACCCTAGACGTTCAGATGCAAGAAGAGCATTGGAATATTTTGATGCAGTTTGGAGTGTATTCGAATCGGTTTCAAGAGAAATATCAGAAACTAGAGAAGATACTCTAAAAAGTTTTGACGAATATTTAGCCTCTATCCCTAATCCTTCAGTAACACCCGACTCAAGAACAGGTTAATGTATGGAACTCATTTATCATAATGAGTCCTTTAAGTTAAAAGACGTAGGATTCCCACTTAAAGATATTCATATTATTGATAATTGGTTACCTCATGAATTACACTATTGGATTGATGAAGCATTTTCTAGAAGTAGAATATGGGTCAAGTGCAATCAAGTAACTGGTAATTCAAAAACAGGATTACCACACCACCAATTTTGGGGTGCTGGTCTTTATGACTTACATTCATATCCTAATTTTGCAGACGATATCCAAGCAGATGATTTATTTAAATGTAGAGCAGCTGCTGAATACCTAGATAGAAGATTACAAACAGACTTTGGTTTTATGTGGGAGAGGTTTCAATATATGGGATTGAATTCACAAACACAAGGATTGCATGGAACAACACATGCAGATTGTATGCAAGAAGACGAATGGAATTTATCTTTCCTATATTATACAAATAAGATATGGGAAAAACATTGGGGAGGCCCATTGAGAATCTATGATAAAATGCAACAAGGATTACATGGTCGTGCAAATCATATAAAGAATCACCAAATTGCAGAGATAGAATTTAAACCAAATAGATTGGTTGTGTTTGACGGAAGAATACCACATGGTGCAGATGCACCCGATGAAAAGGCACGTTACATGGATAGAAAATCAATAGTGATAAGAGGTGACGAAATTAGACTAGTAGAACAAAGGGAGTTTTTTAAACAATGCCCACAATAGAATTCAACACATATAATGAAGAAACACTAAGAGACTTTAAACCAGTTCTTGCAAAATCTGTTTCACCCGAATGGTGGAAAAACATGAAGTTTTCTGAATACAATAGAGGTGTAATACAGACAACTATTCGTGCATGTCCTTCTATGGACGATTGGTTAAAGACTGGTTGGTATCTTTGTGCAAATAGAGATATGATTGTTAAGAATGGACATGGTGTTGATGACAATGATGACGATTCTATAAAAATGTCAACTCATGAGTTTGGTACGGGACATGAAATGGCCTCACCAGCACACCCAGCTGCACAAATGGGACATGCATTTCAATATCTACATGATGACGAAGCACCAGTAAGAGGTGCATTTAAAATGAGAAATCCTTGGAACATAACAACACCGCCTGGATATTCTTGTCTTTATCTAGACCCATTCTTATTTCAAAACAAATTCTTTGCAACATGGCAAGGTATTATTGATACAGATAAATTCAATGCAAACTATGATAATGCACAAATAATATTCTATCCTCGTGTAGGACATTCCTTTGTTATACCAAAAGGAACACCACTATGTCAAATAGTTCCTTATAAAAGAGAAGAATGGCATGCTACATATCTTGCATATCCTTCAAACGATTGGATTAAGAATAGAAGTGAATACACTACTAATCGTGTAGGTACTAAAACTATGGACGAGTTTGCAAGAGACCCAGCAACCTCAGACGAAACTAGAGGTCAAGAAATGGCAGTTGGTGGTTATCGTGTCGGTGGAATGCATGCTAATAAAGGCCCACTATATAAACAAGAGAATCCACCACCCGAGTGTCCTTATCATGTGAGTGAGGATTCACCCGAAATACAATTGGAGTTAGACTTAGAAAATGATTAGATTATTATTCCCGTATGTCTGTATTGAAAGAAACCTTTTAGAAGATGGTGCAATCAATGAAGACTATATTAAACTTCTCAAAGACTCTATGGACGGAATGAGAAAGAAAGACCCAGTCGGTAGAAATGTATCAAACCAATATACTGGTTGGCAATCAGACGATGGTTGTGAGAGTCACCCAGCATTTGCAAAGATAATAAGACTAATTAAAGACACTTTCAATAAAGAACTTTTGGATTGGACTGGACATGATATTACAAAACTTCAAATAACAATGGGTAATTCATGGGCAAACATAAACGATAATACAGCATGGAATGCTCCACACTTACACAATGGTTGTTGGTATAGTGGTGTATTCTATATCCATGCAGACGGAGACGAAGGTCAATTCATGGCAATCGATACTGCACCAAAGGTAGTGTCAGACTTCCCACATTCACCAAGAGAACAACAGTCATTCAGAATGGCACCTACAACTGGTAAATTGTTTTTATTTCCAAGTGCCTTAATGCATATGGTTGAACCAAATCTTACAGATAAGGATAGATATAGTATTTCATTCAACATGAACGTATCTTATTTGGGAGATAGAACCTCTGCATTCGGAGACCCTAAAGGTTATCACCCCGATGAACTTACCTTTACTACTGATGAAAACGGAACTTTAATTCATTTATTCCCAAAAACAGACATTAACAACTAACTGGTTTTCATAAATAATGGTATGGAAATAGTCGTATCACCTTATATCTTATGGAATGTCATAATGACAGTTATAATCTTACCCATAGGTTTCTTAGTTAGAAATGTTCTATCAGAACAAAAAAGAATTGATATCTTAGTCAATAAAACACGTGAAGAGATTGCAAGAGATTATGCAACAAGAGAACAGATTGAGGCAGATTTTCAAAGGATTATGGACTCAATTAACAACATAGATTCGAAGATAGACAGACTACAAAACAAAACCTATTTCCAAGATTAAAATCGTTATAAATAGTAGTATAACAGGAATACTACTATGGCAGAACCAAATTCAAAAGCAACCTTTAAAGAGTATATAAAAAGAAAACTTGGAGCTCCAGTTCTAGAAATCAACGTGGACGATGACCAATTTGACGATAGAATAGACGAGGCACTTCAATATTTCCGTGAATATCACTACGATGGTTCTATAAAGACGTTTTTAAAACACCAAATTACTCAAACAGAGATTGATTCATTTAAATCGAATGAAACCCATAACGCTGCGACAACTGGAACACAAGCAATCGCAAATCAGACATATGGAGAAGGTCAAAACTACCTAACACTACCCGAACATGTGTTAAGTGTAATCAATATTTTTCCTTTCAATTCGGGTCAGACTTCAAGTATGTTTGATATTCAGTATCAATTAAGATTAAACGATTTATGGGATTTAACTTCAACGAGTGTTTTATATTACTCACAAGTACAGTCTCATTTATCTATGTTAAACGACATATTGGTGGGTCAGATACCTATAAGATATAATATGCATTCTAACAGACTCTACATGGACTACAGTGCAAGTAAATTAAGTGCTGGGGAATATATCATTATAGAGTGTTATAGAAAGTTAGACCCTACAGATATGACAGATATTTTCAATGATATGTGGTTGAAGAAATATGCAACTGCATTAGTTAAGTATCAATGGGGTGAAAACTTATCGAAGTTTTCGGGTATTGCACTTCCAGGCGGGGTAACACTTGATGGTTCTGCAATGAAACAAGAAGCACAAGAAGAGATAACAAAATTAGAAGAAGAATCTAGACTGAATTATGAAATGCCAGTCATGGATATGATGGGGTAATTGAATGCCTACAAATGTATTTTTTAATCATGCAGTAAATACTGAACAACACCTATATGAGGATTTGGTTGTTGAGTCACTTAGAATGTATGGTCATGAAACTTATTATCTACCAAGAGAGATTGTAGAAGAGGATTCTATACTTGGAGAAGACGTACAATCAACTTTTGGTGATGCATATTCAGTTGAAATGTACTTAGAAAATACAGAAGGTTTCGAAGGAGAAGGAGACCTCATGTCCAAGTTTGGTGTCCAAGTACGAGACCAAGCAACTTTTGTATTATCATTAAGAAGTTGGGAAAGATTCATATCATTAGATTCAAACCTTGCAACTTCACTCAGACCCAACGAAGGAGATTTAATTTATTTCCCTTTAAGTGGTTCAATGTTTGAAATCAAATTCGTAGAACACGAAGACCCATTCTATCAAGTAGGTAAACTATTTGTATTTAAATTACAATGTGAATTATTTGAATACAGTGGAGAAGATTTCGATACTGGTACAGGTGCAGACCTAATAGAACTAGACCAAGCATATTCATTAGGATTAACAATGAATTCTTCTACTGCATATACTATAGGTGAAAATATAACTAAGGACGGAGTTGTTGTTGGTGAGGTTCAAACGTCACTAGGTAATGCAACAACAATTATTCATAATACTGCAACACTTACAGTCGGTGATACACTTGTTGGTGTAGATTCGGGTGTATCTGATACAATTGCAGCTATCAATGACGTATTGACTATGAATAACGATGGTTCTGCACAGAACTTAGACTTTGAAACAAAAGCAGATGGATACTTAGACTTCTCAGAAACAAACCCATTTGGTGAGGTTACATAGTGTTTGGAACCCATTTTTACAATGAGACAATTAAGAGAAGTGTGTCTATCTTTGGAACACTGTTTAATAATATAACTCTCAAGAAAACAAAAGAAGACGGAACTGTATTAAGTATTTCTAAGGTTCCTATATCATATGGGCCGAAACAAAAGTTCCTTGCAAGATTACAAGAAGAAGCAGACTTAAATGATAACAACAGAAGTGCTATTTCATTACCAAGAATGGCATTCCAACTTAATGGTTTTGAATATGACCCTTCAAGACAACAAAACAAATTGATACGTCATTCAAAATCTGAATTAGATACAGATAATGTAAAACGTTCATATCAATATAATCCAGCACCATACAATTTAAACTTTACACTTAGTATTCTTGCAAAGAATATGAACGATGCATTACAAATCGTAGAACAAATTTTACCATATTTCCAACCCGAATATACTGTTACAATGAAAATGATTGACAGTATGTCAGACACTAGAGACGTTCCAATAACTTTGACTAGTGTATCAATGGAAGATACATACGAAGGTTCGTATGAAGAAAGACGTGTTATAGAATACACATTAGAGTTTCAAATGAAATTATACTTCTTCGGCCCCGTTTACACTGGAAGTGTTATTAAGAATGTTATTGAAAGAGAATACATTAACACTGGTAGTGCAAACTTCACAACTTCAGAAATTGCAGAATCAGGTTTGATTAAAGAGGTTAAACACTATGAACCTGCTTTTGCAGAAATACCAAATGTGGTGTCCAACTCCACAACAATCACCTTTCCAACTGCAATAAATACAAAGATAAGTGCAAATGACGAAGTATTTGGAACAGGAAATGCAACCAATCCAACAGTAGTTTCAGTTGCAACTGATAAACTATCTATGGTAGTTTCGGGTGCAGTGACTATAGAAGCGAACACTACACTTAAATTTGTAGGTTCTGTTGACCCAGCAGATACATTCGTAGTTGCAGAAACAGTGACATTTTATGATGATGGTGCTAAAGAAAGTTTTAGTGAAACCAATGACAGTTAATTATGACAAAAGAACCAATAG